GCTGCCGATGGCAGTCGGTGCCGCATTTAGATCCAGACCAGAAGCCTCAAAACGGAGCCGCCGCCGAGCTTCGCGGGCTTGATCAGGCGACAATCCTCCGCCTGCGGTGCCAGCCGCTTCTGCACGAGCGATAAGAGCAAGATCGTCCCGATATTTCCGCAACTCGGCGGCATCGGGAAAAAGCCGATCGAGAAGCGGACCAACTTCACTCGCCAGCGCGCGAAAAGCGGCAGCGGTCCCAGCGGTGGCGCGGCGCGCACGATCGACCATAACACCGTCGAGCCGCGCCATTTGATGCGCAATGCCGTCAACCATATCAGGCACATATGAGTGACCGACAACAGCATCATAAAGCCCGTAAAAATACCCCTTCACTTCTTCAATCTTGGTTTTTACACCGTTCCAAATACGCGTCAGAGCACCGCCCATCCATTCATCTATCCCACGCACCATGCTCGAGATATAACCAACTACGGCGTTCCCCAGTCCCGATAGAATGCCATCAACGGCAGTGCGGAACGACGATACGAACCCCTTAGCGGCATCCCACGCACCCTGCCAATCACCAGATAAAATAGCGATGACGAACCTAATGGCGTCCGCGATCATGTTAAACACACCGCCAGCGGCAGAGCCTAAAGCCTGCAATAAACCCGGAATTGCCGAGCCAAATGCCTCAAGACAGATCTGACCCCAATGAGCGACAATGGCAATCACAGCGCCTAATTTCTCGATGAACGCGCTGTTCCAAAGCGCAATCGCTGCCTCTTTAAGAGCATTAAATAAATTTATTAACGGCGGACCTAGCGTCTCCTGGAGCACAGCCCATGCGCGCTGCAATATCGGCGCGATTTTATCCCAATTCTCCCAAATTACCCATGCAGCTGCAAGAGCGGCGGCGACACCGGCGATGATCGGTAGAAACGGTGCCAGCAAAGGGACAAACCCACCGGCCGCGAGACTGGCTGCCGTAAACGCTGCCTGCCATCCGGCGATGATGGGGATTGCGGCACCGATCGCCGACACAATCGGTCCCAGAACCATCAACAGCGGACCAAGCGCGGCGACGATAGCTACTGCACCGACTGCCATCGCCTGCATTTCTGGTGATAAACCATTAAAGGCGGACAAAACGCTGGCGGCAATTGCGGTCAATGGCGGCAATATTTTTAGAGCCAACTCGCCGATCGTTTCCTGAAACTGACGCCACTGGTCGATCATGTCCGCGCCAGGAGTGGCATCACGCAACGCCTGGGCAGAGCCGCCAAACTGACGCTCTAATTCATTGAGCATGATACTCTGCGCACCCGCCGCGTCACCAGCCGCAGCCATTGCTTTTATTTGCTCTTGTTGCTGGGCAGTAAACTGGATCCCAACGCGCCGCAAAGCAGAGAGTCCCTTTGCCGGATCATTTAACGCTTTGCCGAGCATCAAAGCAGATGACTGCAGATCCGTGCCCATCCGCGCAGAAAGATCGACCGCAGCCCGCTGCGCGCGATCAAATTGCTCACCGGCGACATTGCCAAACGTGAGCATGTTGGCGGTTACTTTGCGCAGGATATCATCGTCGTCAAAAGTCGAGATCGACTGCAACTGCCCAGCCATGTCCTGCAATTGCTGCGACGTGAAACCGGCCGCTGGCCCCATGGAGCGCAACGCGGCCTCGACTTGGCCAACTGCCTCTGCACTTTCTCGCGCCGCCGGGATGGCCGTCGAGAGTAATGCTGCGAACGGAGCGGTAACCGCCGCAGAGATGACCATCCCAGTATTACTAAGACCTTGTCCAACGCGCTCAAAGCGACGCTGCATATTGTTGGCGTCTCGATCGGCCTGCGAGAGCCCGCGCGACCAGCCGGACGTGCCAAGATCAAGGTCGACGCGCAGCGCACCGATTACTGCAGTAGCCATGACTCGTCGACCTCCTCAATCGTCATATGTGCCCCCGCCGCCTGCATTTGCAGCAAGACGGCAAAGATATCATCGGCCGTCTGCTCGGCCAACTCATCTTGCGGCGTGAGTAGGGTCTCGAGATCCGGCAACCTCTTCTGGCGACGGAACGCCTCGCTATACCAGGCACCGGCGATCCGCGCTTTCTCTTCCTCTTCGCGCGCCCATTGACGGCCGCGCATGATGTTCGTGAAGCGGAGCGGCGTGATCTGCCAGAACAAGACCGGGTCAAGACCCTCGGCCGCCCAAAGTGACTCTAGCGCTTGCCAGTCCCACCCTTCGGCCGCTTTGTAGGGCGCGCGGCGGCGGCCCGCCTTTGCCGCCGATTGCCCTCCGGCTCCCCCTCCATTTCCGTCGCCGCCTCCGGGAAGGCACCGACGAACGCAACAGCGACCGCACGGCCCGCGACTTTCAGACCGATGCGATCGATCAAGCGACCAGCATCCTCGATCGTCAACTCGCGATCATCGATCGCAGATGCACGAAACATGGCCCGCAGATCGCGCAAGGTGATTTCCCGAGCGCCAACCTTGCGAGCAATCTCTTCGGGCTTCAACCCGCCGAAATAGTCCTCAAGCTCGGCCTGGGCGTTGAAACCGAAAACGAGCATGATCCGCTCGCCAGCGACCTCAAAGATCAAGCGGCCCTGCTTGTCGACCGGCGGCAACTCGCCAGCGATATCTTGCAGCCCGGCTTGCACCCGAGCGAAAGCCTGCTGGATGATGTCGCCAGCGGCCTGCGCGCCGAGCGCGTCGAGCAAGCGGCCTGCATCCCGATCGGAGATCTGGGGATGGGCATCGAGAAGCGAAGCGCGAAACAGCGCGCGAACTCCTCGAGCACCGGCCGAGCCCGATGCGATGTTGTCACCGATATCGGAGATCGAACGGCCGCCGAACTCCTCCTCAAGCGCACAAAGAGCGTTGACGGTGAAAGCAACCGAATAGCTCTCACCGTCAACATCAAAGGCGACCGGTCCAGAAACCACCGCCATAGGTTAAACCGCGTCCGCTTCGGTGCGGGCACCGGTGAACTTGAGCCGAGCGGTGGCGACCATGCGATCCTCGAGCGGAACTTCGGGATCGAAGCCGGTCACCAGGCAATCGCCCTGGATCTTCCAGAACGCACCCGCGCCCTTCGGGATAAGGAAAGCATAGGTAAAGCTGTCCTCCGACTGCGACGCCGCCATCATGGCAAGATGCGTTGCATTGCCAGGAACAAGATTGACCTGAATGTCGGCCTCGCCGCCATCGATCAGGGTCTTGATCCATTCGCGGTAGCGACCAGGCGACTCGAAGTGCGTGACTTCGGTCGTATCGGTCGAATCGCTCGGCGGCTTAAGGGCGATGACTTCGCCCCACTGGCTCCCCGCATTGGTGATGTTGGCAGCGACCGCTGCCAGATAGAACTTCGAGCCGAAGCCCGTCTTAGCTGCACTTTTCGGCATGATTAAACCCCTTCCATTTCAGAGTGCCAAAGCAACACGTCCACGCGCGCGCGGTGGACATATACCGTATCAAGCTGCTCTCCACCATCCACCGGCCCTTCGACTTGCGGACGATCAAAGCGGACCCCGTCGCGCTCCCAGGATCCATCATCATAAGACCCAGCCTGACCAGGCACCGGCCGAACGGCCGCGATCACCTTCTCGGCAATCTGGGTAGCGTGATCGGCAGAGACGAGCGACCAGCAATCAACCTGGACTCGCGTCTGGCGAAAGTCCTGCTCGCCGCCAAAGTGATCGGGACGCGGATCGCTCACGGTCTGCAAAATGACAGCCGGTAGAGCCTCTTTGTCCGGTCGAACATTCCAGTCGATGCGAGCGCCCACCGCCGCTGCGAGCGCAGCATCGGCGAGTAGGCGAGCGGTAAGAGCGGCACCCCAATCAGCCATTAGCGTGCGCCTCGCTTTTTGAATTGATGCGCGCGGCCATCGTCACCCCCGCGACGCCGCGCGCGCTGCCTTACGCGCCGCGCGAGCGGCGGTGGCAGCGATCTCGGTCCAAAGGTCATCGCCGATGCCGTCGATAGCAGGCTCGGCCTCCGCATCGAACGCCGGACGCATGAAAGGCTGCGCAGCCTGGCGAAAGTTACCGAACTCCGACTGGATCGCCTGCGGCTCTTGGCCCGGCCCCATGTGCATGCGGATCCCGTTCTTTGCGTCGGTGCGAAAATTGCCGCCGCCGGTGTGAACGCCGCGCGCACCGCGCTGCGATCGCGCAAGGCGGGTGCCGACGATGATCCGGCTCTTAAGAATGCCGGTGCGCTCCGGCGCATTGGCCTCGGCCGCGTCGCGCATGGGCATCAAGCGCTTACGCGCGACGCGACGCAACACGTTCTTGCCGGTGGTCTTGCCCAACTCGACGATCGCCTGGTTAAGCTCGCGGAAGCCAGAGATCTCCATTTTCATGTGACTGACTCCGCAATGGCAGCGACCTCGAGCGCGAAACGCGGATCCTTCGGCCACGGCCGAACCGACTTGACGGCGAACCGGTCACGCACTTCGCCATCCTCGACCAGCGCGATAACATGCGTGGCGTCCATAGCCTCGACGTCCAACTCACGACGAATGATGAAAACAGCCGGTGCGTTCGCAACAGCCTGGTCGGAGGCAAAGCGCTCGGATCCGACTGCAGGCAGATATGCCGCCATGCATTCAGCGACCAGCGTCTCGCCACTCGCCACGCGGGAACGGCCTGCGCGCTGCAAAGCGGCAGGCTTGAAAACCCGAATGAGAGTGTCGAGATCGCCAGAGCGCATATCAGTCCTTCTTGCCGCCGGTCGGCTCGGTTGCCGCCGCCTTGGTGATCGACAAGATACCCTGCTCGCGCAGGACGGCAACATCATCGTCCGTCAGCTTGGCGATTTGCTCGGCCGACAGATCCTTGCCCTTTTCACCGACAACGCCGGACCGGCAAAAAAGGCGGTCGGCCTTCAAGCCATGCTCGCCCCGTTTGAATTCTTCACTCTTGGACATTTTCGCTCCTTTCAGACAAAACCCGGCAAACGGAACTGATGACACAGATCCCGAACGCCGAGAGGCAACTCGACCGCTGACGTGCCGACAACGGTCGCTTCGTGGTTTTCAAACCAGTGCCCGATCAAGAGCAACATGGCCTGCAGAAGTTGGTCGGGCGCTTCGCCCTCATCCCATCCGGCGTCGACTTCGATCGAGTAGCCCAGACCAGCAACCGGCCAGGCTTCACCTTCGGGCGAAAAAACGCGGGCAGGCTCGCCCATTACAACGAGCCGACAGCCAAGAATCTCGGTCGGAACGCCGTCGCTGCCCAGATGCTCGACCTTCACCAGATCATGCACCGGCCATACATTGAGCGCGATCGGCGCGGCCGCCGAGAAAGCGGTCCCATATTTTTTATGGGACCGGCGGGTGAGCAAGTGCCCGGAATAATCCTCGATCTGGCCGCGCGCGGCCCGGATCAACGCGGCGATTTCCTCATCACGCTGATCGTTGCGGATCCCCAGGCGCTTCTTGACCGTTTCGACATCGATCGGCTCGGGCACTTGCTACCTCCCTTTAGCGACGCTTGCCGGTGGCAGGCTTCGCGGTTTCAGCCTTGGTCGCAGCCGCCGGTGCGGTCTGTGCAGGCTCGCTCGAGGCGGCCGCCTGACCTTCACCGCTGGTCGCGGCCGAGGCGTCTGCAGCGGCACCCGCCGCCGGATCCGAAACATCCGCCTTATTGACCGGAGCGTTACCGGCATCCTTCGACCCGGCGACTTCCTGCACAAGCTGGGCGCTCGGCGCTTCACCGATGAGCTTGTCCATTGCAGCCTGGGCCTCCTTGCCCTTCGGCAAAAGGGCACCCGACTTGACCAGGTGGACAGCATCGGTGGCCGACAGCTTGCGCACATCGCCAGGATGATACTCACGATCGCCGTCCATGCGGCGCTTCACTTCAAACTCGAACTCTTTCACGATTTCTCTCCTTCTGAACGAATAGGGGAGCCGAAGCCTGTCGGCCCGGCTCCCCCTGCGACCCGGTTAGGACCGGAACCGGATTAGACCGGATACAGGTCGCCGGTGATGAACGCCTCGGGACGGTAAACGGCCAACGCGATGCGCTCTTCGGCGAGGATGGTGACCAGGTTGTTGACGAAGTCGTCCTCGTTTTCGGTGGCAAGCTGCACGCGCGCCATCCAGCGATCGAACAGTTGCGCGCCAAGGCGGAAAGCACCGGTGAGGAAGGTGCCAGCGGTGATCGCAGGCGTTTCGACAACCGGCAAGCGCCACAGGCGCATATCAGCCGAGCCCTGGGGCTGGCCAATCACGTAGCGGCCCATGCCGTCCTGGATCAACTCGATGATCGCCCAATCGATGGGATTGAGAACGATACCGGTCGACGGGAACTCGGCGAGCACCGACTGCAGCATTGCAAGGCGGATGCGATCGATCGCGGTCACCTTGCCAACGAGCGCACCGGCACCATCCGGGTCGCGCGCAGCTTTGACAGCGGCCTCGCGGGCGTTGTCATAATCGGACGCCTGCGGGATGATGCCGAGCAGGTTCTGGCCGGTGCCATCGCCATAGAGGATCTGCGCTTCTTCCCGGAAGCCCAGACCATACAGCAGATGGGAGTCGATCAGCGACCGAAGCTGCGGCGCGTCGTCGAGCACCTGGCGCGAAGCCTTCATGAAATGCGCGATGACCTTCGCCGTGGTGTCGACAAGCTCCAGCTTGAGATCCGACTGCGGCTTGCGCGCGGCTTCGGCGACCATCCCGGCGTTGTTGGTGAAGCCGGTCTGGCGGACATACTGCAGAGCATTGCCGCTCATCTGGCCGGGCGAAATGAGATCGCGGACAGTGAGGCGGCGCTGCGGGATTTGCAGGATGCCAGGAAGGCGCGTCGGCGCGACGGCCGCGCCAGCGGATCCGGCGGCGTTCGCAGTTGCCAGCGTGATCGTCGCCTTGGTTTCGATATCAGGGACAGCGCCCTTGACCTCGAGCGTGGCACGGCCGCGCTGGCCGCTGGCCTCGTCGCTTGCCAGCTTCTTGAACGAATCGGAGTCGACGAACTGTGCGCCAAGCGACTTGATTTCATCGCCCGAATAGCCTGCGGTTTTCAGCCGGTCGACGACCTGCTCGAATTCCTTCAACTGCTCGGCGAGCCCGTTCATCTTGGCAAGCGCCTGATCAGCGGTTTCCTTTGCCGACTCGGAAAGCTCGCCAAACTGCTTGACGTCCGAAACGGCCTTTTCGGCAACAGCCTTCGCTTCGCCGGTGGCTTCCGCGATCTGCTTTGCCAGATCGGCAGCGATGGCTTCGGGATCGCGGCCGCCGCCACCCGACTGCCCACCGGCATCCTTGGTGCGGATGCCGTGGCCATCCGGCGCACGGAGAAAACGACCAGCCTGCCGTTCGGCAGGCGACATGACGGCACCGGCCGCCATCATTGCGGCGACAGCGGAGCCCGAGAAAATGGAACGACGCATGTGGTTAAACCCCTTCAATTCGATTGTTGCATGGCAGCACGGAATGCCTTCTCGAAACGATCGAGTGCGGCGGCTTCATCGCCATCCCCCTCGGGCTCCCCCCGAAGATGCGGCGTGGCCATCGACGCGATCGCCGTGGCCTTTTCACGAGGAAACCCTGCATCCCGCAGGAAACCCTCGAATTCCCTGGTCGTCGGCAAGCGGCCGCTTTCCAGAATATTCTTAACGGCGGTCACCTTTGCCTGGGTGAGCATCGGGAGAGTGACCAGCGAAATCTCAATGAGATCGATCTTTTTCAGCAGCCAAACGCCGCGCCGCTTCGTGTCCTCTTCGGCACCGCCCATCGGGATCCGATAGCCGATCGACAAGCCGCCGAGCGCACCGGCCTTAAGCAGACCATGCGCGCGCTTGGCGAGAGGATCTGCCTCGACCAGAAGCCGACCCTTTACCCAAAGCCCCTTGGTGTCCTCCGAGATATCGGTCCAGACACCGATCGGCTCGCGGCGATCGTGCTGCCAAAGCATCGGAATGAGACGCCGATCGGACTTTGCGCGGGTCAGCCCTTCGATGAAAGCGCCGGGCTGAACGGAATCACCGCCCTGATCGACGATATTCCAGACCGAGGCGTAGCCTTCGAATTCGCCCTCATCCGACACGGCCTTGGTCTCGACGGCAAAAGCGAAATCGAGTGTCTTGCCGAGCGCCTCGGCGTCTTTGTGCAGGATCGGCGACTGAAACATGAACCCCCCTTATCGCAAACCGAAACGCAGAACAATCATTTAGACGGTGGCGGGTTTGCGTTGCCAACCGACACATTGAGCGAAGTCAACGGGACATTCTGAACCTGCATGCGCGGCAAGGATCCGGCACCATTGGGCAGCGGCGGCAATCCTTCGAGACGCCGCACGTAATCAATCTCGAACGCTCCGATTTGCGTCATGATTTGATAGAAGTCGGCGCGACCCTTCGAGTCACCGCGCAACAATCCTTCAATGTCAAAGCGGACATAGTAGCCCTCGCCACGCTCGATCGGCGACAGCAACTGCTGGCGAGCGGACAATTCGATCCGCTTCAACCGGCGACGAAGGGCAAACTTCACAAAGCCAAGCGTGATCTCGGCGATGCCGGATCCCCAGGCCGATACCTTCTCGGTGTGGCCGACCAGGACCGGCGG